ATTGCAAATGACTGCTTTCGGCTTAAATTCCTCAATCGCCCAGAGTAGTCCTTGAAAAGCAGTAGTCCGTAGACCAGGCCAAAAATGAGCATCAGAAAAAACAATAACAGTGCCATTCTCAATTCCAAGTTCCGTTTTTGGTTTTACAGGTGAGTAGGTGTGTACATCTTTGGCGGTTTCTAGCTTAACTACGCCTTTAGAATTGATGCTATCTTTGCGCTTGTAAACACTGCGAACCAAAGTGCCTGTGGCTTTCGCCATCTTTGCAGGCGATTGATGTATGTTCCAAAGCTCAATGAATTCTTGCTCAGTAATATTTGAAGCCATAATTTATTGAGTCGGTGAAGATTGATGTAACAAGGCATCTTTATTTTGACTTGAAGCAGAAGAACCAAAATAAAAACCAATAATTCCAGTCCAAGCAGTACCTAGACTACCCAGCATAATGTCGATTTGGGGAGCGTGTTGGATTTGTCCATACATCAAACCAAACAAAATTCCAAAGAATCCACCAGTAACACCAATTGCCAAAGCTGGAGGAATGAAGGATCGTGTAATTGCTTGCATATCACGAGCAGATTTACGATCATCATTTGCTAACTTTGCAAAGTCCAAGTTCATTGCTTGGGCTTGTTTTTTAATCTCTAATTCTGCTTGTTGAATAGCAGCAACTTGATTGGCGTCTAGCTTTCCACTGCTAATGACATTTTGTACTTCTTCTGGTGTACAACCAATTGCTTTTGAAATGGCTGTGACCGCCATGCCTGCTAATGGGCCACCTAGTGCAGTTGCAATAGTTGGAGCTATTTGTGTTAGCCAATCCATATTACTTTCCTTCAATAAGAGTTAAAGTTCCCCAAGCAGAAAGTGTAATGACAATTGCAGCCAGTAAAGCAATGAGGGCGATTGTAATCACCTCATTGATTTCTTTCTTACGTTTATCTGCTTTCTTTTGCAATGCTATCTCATTTGCTTTACGCTTTGACACCATATCATTGCGTTCTTTAATGAGTGAGTGCCAAACAGGAGCATTGCCACTCCATATCAACATATCCTTTAATTGAGTTTCAGCATCATTAAGTTCCTTTAAGTGCATGACCGTCTGGAACGCCCTTGAGGTGTCTGATTGACCAAACCCTTTAGGCTCTGCTGCTATCTTGGCTATCTGGTCTTTGGCATCAAAGAACTTCATCATGTCGCCAACAATGCCGTTGACGTCTTTGCCCATCTTGATGAGCTGCTGCGCCCCTGCTATTGCGGCTTTAGCAGTCGCAAAGAGGGTAATGGGATCCATTATGGTTTGAAGCCGTGTTGGGTAGCCCAGGCAAGGATCATTGATCCTGCACCAGCCAGAAACAACCATACAAGGCCAGTAAGAGTTTTCTCTATGATTGCTTTGCGCAACTCAATAGATTGAGCTTCTTTATGGATAGCCATCTTTACCCAACGATGCTCTTCATCGGTAAGAACAGATGCGTCTTTAATGGCATTGGTAATGTCAGAAATTAGTATGGCGCGATCTTCAGGACTCATGGCGTTTCCGGATAGTTTTAACGATTATATTGACAATTTATTTAACGATTGAATGGAGGAGGAATGCCAACATCCATAAATTGCGGGTTATATGGAATACGTGGGTCGTAAGCCACTCCACGATTACCAGCACCACGTTCTTTGGCGGCTTGCATACGGCGCAAATAATCCATTTGTGCGTTTTCACCTTCACCAGCACCTTTCATATAAGTCAGGGCTTGCAAAGGAAGTGGCAATGCTCCGGCAGCAATATTTCCACCTATTGCTGCTGCTTCTGGCAAAGATTTAGCACTTGCAAGATCAGATACCGCCATGAGTGTTCCAAGAACGCCTCCAACTTTCATTACTTTTCCAGCCAAAGCAGGCGTGTTAGATGGCATTGGCGCTCCAATTGCCTTTCGCAATTCGCGTGTAGCAGGTGGGCCAACACGTTGAGCATTAAAATCTTTTAATACTTGTTCTGTTTCAGAATGAGGCCCAAAAGGAACTCCGCGCTGTTGAGCAAAAGCAATTGCACCTTCTGTTCCCAGAGCATTGCGAGCCGTATTTGTACCACCTAAATTCATTCCAGGTACAAATGCCATTCCCTTGGGAATTTTTGCCATAGACTCTACTTCACTAGGAATGCGTTGCTTTGCAGGCCCAGTTCCCTCTTGTGCTGGGAATCCAGACGCTGTAGTTAAAGGGCCAGTACGCCCTGGCGGTGGAGCAACAGCAGCAGGAGCAATAGGAGCAGCAACAGGAGCTTCTGGAGCATGAACAAGTGCTTGTGCTTTTTCAATAGGAGTAGCAACTGGATCAGCTGTAATGGCAGCATCAACAGGTGGTGTTACCACATCTACGGCGGTGGGAACGACAGGCGCAGGAATTACATTAGCAGGAGCAGCGCCGCCAGGAATAACGCCAAGTTTTTGTTGAAGATCAGCAATTGTGGGTTTTGCAGGAGCAACAGGTTGAGCTTCTACAGGCAATGCTTCCGCAGCAGCTGCTTGAGCAGCAGGATTTACTTTAATAATTTCAGCTTTCTTTTGCTGATTAATTAGTTTTTGTTGAGCCAAAGCGGCTTGATGTTTAGCAGCTTCAGTACGAGCAGATTCAGTAGCGGCACGCTGAGTTTCAGTAGCAACACGGGCCTCTACTAAAGGATCTACAGCAGGACTACCAATACCTTGCTGGGCTTGTTGTGCAAAACGATTTGCTTGATCGGCTTGTTGCAATGCCAATTGTTGTTGTTGCACTTGAACAGCGGCAGAAGGGGGCAAGGCATTAAGAGCAGCTTGAGTTTTTACTTCTTGAGCTGCTTTTAGTTTGTCTTGCAATGTGTTAAATCCCAAATTAACAGCTTTGCCACCAATATAAGCTCCACCAGCAACAGCAGCAGGAATAGCAAGCTGTGCAGATGTTGGCAATTCAGCATAAGCTCCTGCCATTTTGTTTGCGACACTACCTAAAGCCTGAACCCCACTTATATCAGGGCCAGCAGGCATTGCAGCAGGAGCAGCAACTCCTTGATCTTGAGCAACCAAATTGGTTTTGTAATTTGCTATCCAAGCACGATGTTCTGGATTATCTGATTCAGACAATCCTTTAAGAATATCTTGCGGCCCCAAGCCCCTACTTAATGCTTCAGCAATTTGCAAATTAATGTCTGCCATAATTATTTCCCAAAAATTTCATTAAAAAGTTTGTTTTTATCTGAATTAACAGCAGGTTTTGCTGAACTTGCTGCTGATGGTGGTTTAGCTCCGGGTACGGAAGAAGTTTGCTCTGGAGGCAAAATAGGAGGTGCTACAGGCGTACCTTTTAATTGCTGAGCAATTTCAGGAGCAGCAGGTGCAATGTTTAGGCTTTCCATCGCAGCTTTATTTCGCTGTAAAAAATCACCTACACTTTTGGTTCGATCAGCACGCAATTGTTTGGCTAAAGGACTAGCCGCAAAATTAGCTTCTACTTCACCAATATTAGGTGCCGAATAAGGATTTGCAGCCTGTGCATCACGAACAGATTGCCCAAATGCTTTAGCAGCTTTAGCTTGAGCCAGAGCATATTCAGCATTAGTACCTGCAAGTGTAAAACTATCTGTAGTTGCATGATTAACATTTGGTGCACCAGTAAAACCTGGAATACCACCAGCAGCTTCAATTTGATCGGACAACAATTTAGATTGAGCTTTTAATCCAATAAGACGAGTAATAGCATCAATATTTTGAATTTTTCCACCAGCAGCAAGAAGCTGTGCTTCATTTGCTAGATTTGCAGCATTAGATTGAATTGTGTTTTCAGAAGAATTACTTGAGGCAATTTTGTTAGCAAGTTCATTAATATTTTGAGCAGATGTAACTTTGTTATTGCCAACTTTCAGACCTTCACCCTGCTTGTAATTTAAGCCCATTGCTCCAAGACCACCAAGCGTATCTTTAGCTGTATTCCAATCATCAGTAGTAGCTGTTCCATCAACAAATTTACTCAAAGTATCACGAGCAACTTGAGTTTGTTGTGCTTTATTTGAAGTTAGAACATTTACTTTTGCAAGCAATGTACGAGTTGCAGGATTAACAGAAGAACCTACAAGTTGTTGAGCAAGCTCTTTTTGTTGATTTGCATTGTCAATCAATGTATCGGAAACTTTAGATGCAACAGATGCTGCATTAAGCGTATCACCCCAACTTTTTGCTTGAGCAGCAGCAATGACAGGAGCAGACAATCCTTGCGCTTTGTATTGAGCGGCACGTTCAGCAGAAATATCGCGTACAGAAGCAATAGGGCCAAGCTTTTGCAGTTCTTCAGGAGAAATTTGTTGACCATTTCCCCACTCATAACGACGAAGATCACCTCGAGCGTTATATACAGTAGTTACAGGAACTCCTGCTCCATTGCGTCCTATTTCGCGTATATCAGAGCCGCCAGTAAATCCAGTAATTATGTCACCCAAATTTTGAGCGCCAAGAATTTTTTCCCAACGTGTATCGTGAGAACCAGCAAAATCTGAATTAGGAGCAGGAGTTGAATATGCTTTTAAAGCATCTGCTGCTTTAATACGATCTGCACCGGAAGCATTGGGAGACTGACCCGCAAGAATAGTAGAAACAACCGGAGCATTTTCTGCATAATGTTGTTGTGCCGCAGTAGTGTTTGCTCCAGCCAATGCAGGTGGAGTTTCCCATCCAGAATCTGCACTAACAATTTGGCTAGTATCTGGGATATTTGGGTCAATTAGATCAGCCATGATTGTCCTTAATATTTATGTTCATCTGCCGCTACAGCATCTTCTATAGAGCCAAATTGACCTTCTGAAGTAGTTCCCATGCTTGTAGTTGGCAAAGATCCAAATTGACCCATAGGAGCATTAGGTTGTACAGGAATTGGATTTGCATTAACTACTGGAGGAACGCCCGCAGCAGGAACTTTTTGTTGTTCAGCCGCCATTGACCCAAATGGTTTTTGTGCATTGAATCCAGCATATTTCTGCCAATTTCCATAACCTTGTCCATAAGACATTGGCGCAGGAACTCCAGGCATTTCAGGTAAATAAGACATAATTTAACTCTTACTTTCCAAAATTAAATCCCATACCTTTACTAGATCCTGTAGAACTCTGAGTTCCAGCAAAGTTAGGAGTAGTAGAGGCTTGAGGAGTTCCATAGATAATGGAGGCGTATTTAGCATAGGCATCTTGAGGCGCACCAGCGTAACCAATTTTGGCAGCAGCAGCCTGATTAGCAGCATTAAGGCTAGATTGTCCAGAACTAAGCAAAGCACCAGCAGCAGCAGCACGATTCTGTTCCACGCCTTGTTGGGCAGCAGCAGCAGCAGTTGCTTGACGTTGAGCATTCAGACTAGCCATATTGCTATCAGCAAGGGCTTGCCGTGAGCTTCCAAGGCCACCAGCAGCACCATACATAGCATTCTGTCCAGCCTGGGACTCACGAGCAGATTCGCGGCCTGCTTGCAATGCACCTTGGACTTGTTGCTGTTCGTATTGGGGGCCAAACAAGGAGGCAAGACCAGCAGCACCACCCAACAAAGAGGCAGAACCTACGCCCTGTTGCAAAGCCCCTGTTTGACCAGCAACATTAGATGCACCTTGAGCAGCACTAGAAACATTGCCTGCTACTTGGTTATATACATCTTGTCCACCGGAAATCGTATTTTGATATGCCGGGAATGCTGTTCCTGTTAGAAAGTCAGTTTGTGCACCAACAAGCCGTTGTTGCTCAGGAGTCATCTGAACTTGCTGACTACCGGATGATTTACCACCGCCCATACTATGCTCCTTTGCCTTTACCACCAGACATTTGAGCCGGAGGTTGTTGAGTTGCTGAATTATCCCATGAACCCGTAGTATTAGGGTAAGGATTTGGTTGACCAGTAGTTGGTTGTCCAGAAGTAGAACTAATGGTCATATTACTTGGTTGAATACTTCCACCTTTTCCACCACTTTGTGGTTGCTGCAAAGAAGATCTAGCACCTTGATCCATTGGTTGCAT